TTTTCAAATTGTGCTACGTTTGACAGTCTTGGAATGCTTCTATCACCGTCAGACGTAGCACAATTTGAAAAGGGCGATATGAAGGGTGATATGGGCATCAAACCCAAGCAGTTAAAAGCATTAGTAAAGAATGTCCTCAATCAGTTTGCCGATCTTGATATCGGTTTAGTTGCAACTAATCATACCTATGCAAGCCAAGACCCTTACAGCCCTGATGATATCGTCAGTGGTGGTTCTGGATTCATTTTCGCGGCCTCAATCGTTGTTGCTATGAAACCATTGAAACTGAAAGAAGATGAAGACGGTGTAAAAGGTACAAAGGTTTTGGGTATTCGTTCTGGCTGTAAGATTATGAAGACTCGTTATAATCAACCGTTTACCACAACAGAAGTTGTTATACCTTATGATCAAGGTATGTTACCATATTCAGGATTGTTTGAATTATTTGAAGAACAAGGGTTACTAACCAAGGAAGGAAATAGTTATTGCTATACTGATAATGCTGGTAAGGTTCATAAAGCATTTCGTAAGAAATATCTCAAAAACGAAGACGGAATACTTGATTTGATTATGAGTGAATATAACACTGAACAAGTCAGACCAAACTTAACAAATCCTCAACTTTTAGAGGATGAATAATATGACCCTGATGCAATTAGAATCACACATCTCAATTCCTGAAATTCATCACAAGATATTACAGAATTATACAGGAGCATATGCACTTGGGGTCACGCGCCTAAATGCTGAAAGCAACGAAGGAGCGTTTCATCTTCATGTGACTGGTGAAACTCTTGCCGAGTTTCCAGATCAAGTTGAGATTGATGGGGAGGATGTGCCTGTATTGGTTAACAGAAATTGGACTCCTCCAATTACTCAGGCTCACGATTAGTATCCCCATAACTGAATACTGCATAAGGATCAGTTATAACTATTGTTCCGTCTGATCGTTGCATTACATTACTTCTACACATATCATTTAAAAAACCTTCCATGTACTTACCGACAAGTCGCAAAGCGTCCACTAATGATGGGTCATTTTTTAGATAATAAGGAACTGGAGCACCAAAGGGATATAATTCTTCTAGTGACCTAGTCGGATATTGAATTATTCTAAAGAAAGTAGATGTATCAATTCCATTATCGCGTCCGAGTGCGGATAATTTTTCAATCAAATATATGTAAAATTTTCTGCCATTGATATTCATAACTTTCATATCGCCAATTTTTGGAAAATGAACATTGTCAAAGTCTTTAATTAAAGTAGCGTAATGTTCAAAACCCTTATCTGGTGATTTATTTATTTTTAATACAAATGGTTTTTTATCGTTGGTAAATACTGCACTGAAATGCCCATCATTCAAATAATGCCAACCCAGTTTGCTTAATTTAGCTCGTAATTCCGTATCTTGAGTTGACATTTCTACAGGGTTTTTTGTTTTGTGAGCTATATTGCGTTGTGGGAAATAATTAAACGCAGCATCCTCAACATCTTTATCAATCATCGGAGTGTCATCAAATTCGTATAGTCTCATAATATTACTCAGAATAAGGATCGGTAAGTACAATCGTTCCATCTTTGCGTTTCATAAAATTATCAGCGTGCAAATCCAACCAGCCGTTCTCAACATTGTTTCCAATTATTCGTAAGGCTTGTACCAGCTTTGGATTTTCCGCTAAAATATCAGGTATTGGTGAATCATAGTGTTGTCTGAATATTTCTTTCAATGATTTTTTTGGGAAATTTAGTATTGATTGAAATGAATCTCGATAATATTCTCGACGATCTTTATTTGAAATTGGATATAGTCTCTCAATGAGATAAATATAGTAATTAGTTTCACCAAATGTCAAAGTTTTAACAGCGCTAATTTTTGGAAAGTGAGGATTTGGATTACCCTGTAAAACACGGACATATCGAGCATATCCTGTATCTTCTCTAAAGGTTAGTTTGACAACATAGTTTTTCTTTGGATTGAAGAATACGGAAGCAAATTTGCCATTGTCTAAAAACTTCCAACCAAGTTCAGCCATTTTGTGTTCAAACTTTTTATCATATGTATAATCATACGAACTATCTGAACCATATGTATTATCACGATCAGCAAGGTACTCTGATGCGTAATCACTTAGTTTCGGTTTGTTGAACTCAATAAGTTTCATTTTTACCAACCATCGTCATCCCAACCACCGTAATCCTGTTTTTCACTACTCTCTATAAAAGAATAAGGATCAGTAATTACAGCCGTTCCATCTTTTCGTTGCATTATATTACCAGCGTGCATATCAATTTTAAACTTTGATTTCTTAGCCCAAGATGCCACAAGCTTAATTGCTGTGACAAATTCATCATTGGAAAGTACTTTCTCAAGAATACTCTGCCAATTTGCTTGTGTATAATTAGATGGTGCCGATATATTCTGAATTGTAAGCGCACCAGCACCACCAATCATTGTTCTTAAAATTTTACTGTATATCTCACCCCAAGGAGCTTCCATTTCAACTAGTTTTTCAATGAGATACATTCCGAACGTTTCACCGCCACTTTTCAAAGTTTTCAAATCACTTAAATGCGGAAAATACTTGTTTGGATGTGCCTTGATCAATTTGACATACTCTGCATATCCAGGATCAGAAACCATTGCTAATTTTAATACATACGATTTTCTAGGATTACTAAATACATAACTAAAATTTCCGTGACCTAACCTCTGCCAACCTAACTTGCTGAGTTTGTTAATCAATTCCTCTTCATCTTCACCAAATTCTGAGTCATCAACATATGTCATACTGCCTTTTCGGAGGTAGTTTTTTGCCACTGTTTCTTCGGACTTACTAATTTTTGGCTCTCTTAATTCAAATATTTTCATATTACTTACCCGTATGTGATAGATTGAATGTATGGAACATTGAATATGGATCGGTGATAACCAAATCTCCATTAGCACGTTGCATAATATTTTCATCGTGTATGTCAATGTTGAAACCGAATTTACGAGAATAAATACGAAGCCATTTTAGAGCTTCCATCAACTCATTATTATTCCGAATAAACTCTGGAACACCGTCTGGAAATAATTCAGAAATTGGTTGAGAATAATTAGCAATAATGGTTTCTAATGCTTCAGACCAATCCCTGCTAGTCCTATAAGAAATGTGTTGCAATTTCTCAATGAGATAAACGTAAAAATTTTGCTCACCAGCTTTTAAAAGTTTCTTATCACTGATTTGTGGGTAATACTTATTTGGATGCTCATGAATCAAATTTACATATTGTTCGTACCCAGGATCGGGTTGTTTGTTTAACTTTAGAACATAAGATGATTTTTTACTGTTTGCAAAAACTATGCTGAATGCACCAAAACCAATTTCATACCAGCCAAGTGATCTTAGATTATCTTCTAGTATGACACGATCATCAAAAAACCGAGATGTATTGTTAACCCAGTCAGATGTGGCTTCCTCTTCTTCTGGAGTTATGTGAGGCACGTCGAGTTCATAGTCAAATTCAAATATTTTCATTTAGCTTCCTGGAAAATTTGGAGGTCTGCTATTAGTATTTTTTGTAGACTTATCCTTAAAATTGAATGATTGTTGCCCGGAGCGAGAACCATACCCATTATAAGCCATCTTTGGAAAAGAATAAGGATCAGTGATTACTAATGCTCCACTCTCTCGTTTCATAATATTACCACTATGGATGTCAATGATATAACCATATTTACGAGAATAAACGCGAATCCATTTCAAGGCCGTTATCAACTCTTGATTATCAACAATAATATCTGGAACACCATCTGGAAATATCTCATTTATTGGAGTATGGTATTGCCTGATTACTCTTTTTAGATCGCTACTTAGTCCATAGGGGTCTTCGTCTTCTCTATACGGTTTCAATTTTTCAATCAAATATACATAGTATTTGCTATCTTGAATATTTAAAAGTTTCATATCACTTATTTGAGGGAAATACTTATTTGGGTGTTTCAGAATCAAATCAACATATTTTTGATAACCAGGGTCGGGTTGAATATTAACCTTCAGAACGTATTTTTTGGATGGATTTACTAAAACCATACTAAAAACGCCACTTCCTAATACTTTCCAACCCAGTTTTTCGAACTGTTCTTGCATCATATCCTTGTCGGCATAAAGCGCAGGGTAACCAAATTTTCCAATAGCAGTCGAAGCGGCCTTTTCCTCTTCAGGAGTGATTGCTTGATCGCGAGGTTTGAACAACTCAAGAATCTTCATTATACAGTATTTATTCTATTGACTTGTTTTGGCTGTTGATCTATAATGATTGTATACACCTAAATAGACGGTAATTATAAGGAAACTAAAATGCAAAAAGATACACCAGAAGTTATTACTGAATGTTGGCAACTTCTCGTGGAGTATATTCCACATCGTGATCGCGCCACCGCCGCCGAACATCTTTTCAGCTATCTTGGAAGTGTTTTAAGCAAAGAGGAACAGGAAGCAATTTCCGATCTTGACGGTGCCGATTTGTCCGACGCATATTTTGCGAATTTGGACGAAGAAAACTCAGACAAATATAGGGAAGAAGACGAATAATGTGGTATAATCGCATAGTGGCATCCCTTGACGAAATACCTAATTTCATAGATCATTATGAACAAGAACTGGCTCTCGCTAAAAAAGAGATTTATATCAAGGGTAATGTGGAGAAGAATCTCGCAGACCTACCAGGAATCACCGAAAACAGATTTAACCAGTTAGAAGAAGTAGAAGCAGTCCTAAACTTTCTAAATCTACGATTACGAAAGATTCGACGCAAGCATTTTCAAATATATTTGGAAGGATATAACAGAGTATTGACTAGCCGAGATGCCGAGAAATATGTGGATGGTGAGGAAGAGGTTGTAGAGTTTGAAATGCTTATCAATGAAGTGGCTTTATTGCGTAATAAATATCTTGGAATTATGAAAGGTTTGGAATCAAAGAACTTTATGATTGGACACGTAGTAAGGCTTAGAACAGCCGGAATGGAAGATGTAAGCTTATGATAAAACAATGTCTCTGGTCTGGTGGTTTAGATTCAACATATAATACACAAAATAGCTCTCAGAGAAAAATAATGACAATCAAAATGAAAAGCGACGACGATTTGTTGAATGACGCATTAGATAAAGAATCAAGCGGTGCTGACAGTGCGAATCGTGGTCAAACCGCAAAATCTCGCGATCCGTGGGATGATGAAGAAGAGTCTGGAAGTGAAGGAAGTTTTGAATTCAAACAATGGCAAGTTGGTGCCAATGATATATTTAGACCAGCGGGAACCACTCGTCAGTCTATTCCTTCAGGAGTTTTTGAATTTGATCGTGACGATAGCGGTTTATATGCCAAGAAAATCAATGTAATTACAGATTCATTGGTTGAACTTCCTGACAATGCCAGTGAAAGAGTTGTTAAAGGAATGAAGAAATTTTGGAGTATGGAAGCTCGTTATAGAGAGCATGGACTGTTATACAAAAGAGGAATACTTTTATGGGGGCCGCCAGGATCGGGCAAAACTGTCACAATTAGTTTGCTTAATAAATACCTCATTGAAAATGGTGGAATTGTTGTAATGTGTAGCCATCCTAAACTTACATCAATGGGTTTAGAAGCAATCAGGCGTATTGAACCAACTCGTCGCATCATCTGTATTATGGAAGATATTGACGAAATCATTGAGAAGTATGGCGAACACGATTTGCTATCGCTTTTAGACGGTGAAAATCAAGTGGAAAATATTGTCATGTTGGCAACTACCAACTATCCAGACCGTCTTGGTGCGCGTATTGTCAATCGTCCTTCTCGTTTTGATGAAAGAATTTTGGTTGATATGCCAGGTTCATCAGCACGTAGAGTGTATCTTAAGAATATCATTGGTGAATGTCCAGAGTTAACCAAATGGGTTGATGAAACCGATGGTTTGAGTGTGGCTCATCTTCGTGAATTAACCGCTGCTGTTCGCTGTTTGGATCAGGATTATGATGAGGTTTTGAATCGTCTCAAGAAGATGAAGCAGAAGGTCAAGAGTATTGAAGGGAACGAAACAAAGGTGGGATTCTGATGAATGAATTTAATAAAGCCTTTTGGAAACGATTTGCCAAAGCAAGGATAGGATGGACTGAGAAATTACAGCCATTAGTTGATGCTTCTCTTGTTTGCGAAAAATTAATAATGAAAGACGTTGAATTTAAACCAATTATTACAAAGGAATTATTAATTCCTTTGTCAAAGGAATTATGATAACTAAAGTAGTAGATTTTGCCAATAGATTTAATGATAAATTCTGGTCAATCGCGGGGCCAATAATTCTAATGGTTATGACAATATGGTTCTGTTGTTTAATGTTTTATATAACATATAGCATTTTTGAATGGACAGCGCATATTATGAAAGGATAATTATGAAAACAATTGATACAGAAGAAAGCGTTAACATTGATTTTGACAAGGAAGAACAAGAACTTGTTGAACTCTCAATGAATGATATTACAATGGAAGACCAAACGTATTTTGATTCAGAAGATAATGGTAATCAACCATCATAGATGAATAACCTTAACACTGACGATCAATGGAATATGCTGAGTATGGCACTTTCCTCACGAATAGTAATTGATACTTTGATTGGCTTTTATGACGGTAAAGTAATGTGGACTGCCGCCGAAGAAGGCATTAGAACTATTGAAGAAGTTCGTGAAATCCTGCGTCATTTGTATGATAGGGACAAGGTTGATCCAACAGTTTTTTGGTCAAGACAATTCACCAGATTTAACAATTATAATCAACAAAAGTTCCTATTGGAAGTAGCTGAAGAGAAGCGATGGATGACTTGGGAAGATGATTTAGAACAATGGATGACGAATAAAGAGATTCTAATTGATTATTTTTCAGCAGTGGAAGCTAAAGCCTTGGCTTATTGCCGACATGGTAGAAGTTGTATTTAGAGAGGGTATTTGTTTGCTGGTGGGATAAATACTACTATGAAATCGCAAACAAAGTCACTATTGGAAAGTCTTGTGGATTTGCACCCTTCTCAAGATACTTCCCTTATTATTGAGTCTCGCGGATCACATATCATAGCCTCTGCAATCGCACTATTAGAAACAATTGAAGAAGAATACGGCCAACAATTAGCAGAAAACCTCGAAAAAAGACTACTCAGTAGTATCCGCAATAAAAACAATGGAAAATTTACAAGGGCCACAAAAGCTCTTGGAAAACTAACAAAGAATTAGGAGATATTATGTATAAGAATCATAGATATGGTCTTGGTTTTCAGCCTGGTCAGACATTCAAATTGAACCCGACTGCAAAGAAGATTTGGCTTGCTTATAGTCTTGGCCCAGCACTCTATGCTTTGCCTCTTAATTCAAAGATTGGAAAGCGATTGTTTCAGGATATGATTAACAATGTCATTGAAGATAAGGAATTTCATGCCAAGGCTTTTGCAGAATCAACAGCTTTCTGGCCAGATGCTTTGAAAGATGCAATTTTAGTTGAAAATTAACCCCAAGAATGTTCAACGGGATTACATCTTCTACTTATTTCTTCAAATCCCAAATTGTTCAGAACAGTTTTTAAACATTCAGCAGATGCTTTGTCTGAAAGCTTTATGGCATTTGGACTGAGATAACTAACCATCTTCAAATACCCACCATTTTCGCAAACACCAACACACATCCTTCCATCGTCCAAAAGCCAAGCAATTTGCATTGTGCCTCCTTAAGAATAAGGATCGGTTATGACTAGTGTTCCGTTGGCTCTTTGCATCATGTTGTTTTGATGCAAATCCATATACTTACTTCCTTGATCATTAGCGATAATGTTCAATGCCAAGACTAAATCTGGATTCTGTTTAAAAATTAGTGGGATTTTTCCATTAAAATATAAAACCAAAGACTCAATATCCGGTGTGTTAGCGGCACGAAATTGACTTGCCATCGCTGTATCAAATATTTTTTCATATCGTTGTGCGCGTGCCAGTGGGATTTCTTCTAACTTTTCAATTAGATAAACGCAGTAATTATTCTTGCCTATTTTCATTACCTTCATATCACTGATTTTAGGAAAGAATTTATTTGGATTCTTTTTAATAATCGTTGCATATCGTTCATAGCCTTTATCTTCTCGCTTGTTAACCTTCAGAACAAATGATTTTTTGGGGTTGCCATAGATAGAACTAAACACACCCCAACCAATTTTTTCCCATCCCATTTTTTCAAGATTGCTTGTCAATGTGTCATCAACATCAGCAATTGCATTCATACGAGCTTCAATATCATTTGTGCTTAAACTATTGGGTAATTTAGATGACAATGATTTATTATATGGATGACGCTGTCTGAAGTAATCAAACGCAGTATTGGTTACACGCTTTCCAATCTTTGGTCGGGTTAATTCATTGATATTCATATCATTTCCTAAGAATAAGGATCAATAATAACTATTGTTCCATCTTCTCTCTGCATTATATTAAATCTTCATAAGCACCCATAATACTGCCATTAATTTGCCCGCTATTCCCCATGGAATCTTATATAATTTTTCAATCAGATAAACATAATAATTATTCCCATTAAAGCGTAATTTTTTCATATCGCTAATGATTGGAAAATGTTTGTTTGGGTGTCTATGTATGAGTCTGACATATGCCTCATAACCTATATCTGGATCATTTAGTTTTTTCAAAATATATGGTTTACTTTTATTTCCATAAACAGAAGCAAACGATCCAAAATCCAATTCAATCCATCCAAGTTTTTCCATATGTTCTTCAAACGCGACTCTACTCAACTCTCCTTTGAATGAAGAAAATGCCAATTTTTGATTGGTTCTGTAATTTTTGGCATTATATTATTAGCCTCCAAGAACCGGCATCATATGGCCCTTCATAACCTCTCACCCAAACATTGCCATTCCATTGACATTGAAGATTTATAGCATTGTCATAAACAAACGATATATTTCCAATATTATTTTCGGCTGAGAATGTTGTCACCCAACTGTTTCCAGTATAGGTAATAATATCATTCACATTTGCCGTAGCCGAACTGTTTCCAGAATCGTAAGGCCAAGCCGATCCAATAGACGAAGTAATTAAATATGAATCACCGATATTAGCATTGGATAACCCGTATCCTGGCGCTACTTGTTCTGGATTGACAATTGAAATAATAGCTGGCAGTGTATTTGCCGGCAGTGTTGCGACATTTGCATTGTATAGAAGAATAGTAGGATCGGTTGGATCAACAGTAATTGTTCCAAGGATTTCATTGACACTGTAATCATAAGACAATCCAATCTGAGAAACACCCGGTCTAACATTTCCATAGGTTCCAAGCACGGCGGTCCAATCCAATGGACTTCCAAAAAAGAAAGGAGAAGCTGTTAAATTAGCTGAAAGATTGGCAGAGCTTAGAGTATTTGAAGCGTCCCAAAAAGCAATGGGATTATCGGTATGAGTCACATTCGCAGTTGGCCCTTGTTGTAAGATTCTGATTTGACCATTGGTTACAAGTAAACCATAATTGTTAAATGTAACAACTTGGCGAGTATTCAACACCAAATCATTCAAATCATTTGTGGCATTGATATCCATAATAACTTTGAAAATGACACCCATCTTGCTAACTTGTGCAGGAAGAGACATCCATATTGGTGCTTCAAATTGCAGGGTGCATACATCATAGGAACTATCACTATTTTGACCAATTGGAATTGATCTATTAGTCCAAGTTACATCCATCAATTCCAAATAACTAAGACTTTCCCAATCCAAATAGTTATCTGTCTTTTGAATTTCTAATGCTGGATTAAACAAAGGAAGAATTTGCTCAAGAATTTGTGTTTTTTGCTGTGTATTTGATGTAACAATATCAACCTTGATTTCCAATTTGTAAGGAACTGGCATGAATCGTTTAACAGTATAAGCATTGGCTTGCGCAGGTAAATATGCGCCGACATTCGCATCGTATTGGCGAGTTCTAACAGATAAGGTATCTTGAAATGTTGGGGTTTGAGTTCTGGGACGATCAAATTTCAAATTTGAGATATAGATACTAAACATTGGAAACGATGCCATCACGTTTTCTGAGTTCAATCTTAAAATTGTGGCGGCGGAAAATGTGCTATCTCCATAAATTGCAGGAACAGTGCTGTATGCTTGACTGCCATCGGAATTCAAACCATAAGTGACAGTAAAACCAGAAAATAAACGAACGATCTGATACATCCACTTACGGAGATTTTCATCGTAAAAATATTGACTTCCCATTGTTTTTCCTGTATAATTGAACTATATATATTTAGCCAAAAAAGATAAATAGATATGTAGTTCGCGGTGATCAGACCCAACTACTCTAAGGCTTTTAGGAGCATCAGCTATGAATATTTATTCAACTAAATTTTTCCAAGACAATAGATTCTATGTCTATATGTATCTGCGCGAAAAAGACTCAATATATGGCTTAGCAGGAACTCCTTACTATATTGGTAAGGGAATTGGTAATAGAGCATTTGCTCCACATCATAAAGGAATATCTGTACCAAAAGATAAAAACAGAATTCAATTTATTTGCGAAAACATAAAAGAAATAGATGCTTTTAATTTAGAAATATATCTTATTTGTTTATATGGTCGTATAGATTTGAAAACTGGATGTCTTCACAATATGACAAATGGCGGCGATGGTAGTTCTGGCCATATTAAGTCTCAGGAAACAAGACAAAAACTTTCAAAAGCCTTAAAAGGAAAACCATTATCAGAAATTTCAAAATATCATAAATCATTAGCAGCAAAAGGCAGAAAACTTACCAATAAACAAAAAGCCAGCTTGTTAAAGGCAAATATTGGCTCCAAGCGTACTGACGCGCACAAATTGGCAATAAGTAAATCACTCCAAGGAAGAAAATTCTCAACACAACATAAAGAAAATTTAAGATTATCTCAACTGGGAAAGAAAGCATCTGTAGAAAGTAAAAAGAAAATGTCCGATGCTAAGATTGGTAAACCTGGACATTTACATACTGCTAAAAGTAAGCTACAAATTAGTCTAAAATTACGAGGAAAGAAACGAAAATTATATGAATGTAACGTGTGCCATAAACAAATTGGCGGAATAACAAATTTAAATCGTCATTTATTCAAACATTCTAATATAATTGACTACTACTTGTGCTCATAAGAAAGGGAAGTGGCATCGTAAAATCATTTGTCTCTCGTACTTCTTCTATAGATGGAATATAATTTTTAAGTGTTTCCATCATACGAATCAAAGTTAATAATGATGTTACTAAATCATCAGTTTCTCCTGGTTTAGCTCTATAAGTATTTTCTACACTAACGAAAGTTTTTAATTCACTAATCAATTTCTTACTATATATTTTCATTTTTTGAGATTCAATTAAACTCTTCAATTTAGCGCAAGCTGTGAGTTTGTTGGTATTGGTGGTGTTGAATCCCTTGCGAAATTTACGAGCCTGACCTAATTTAACTGTTTCAGTTAGAAAAATACCGGGAATGTTTTCCTCTCCAATGCTCCGAATAGTAACTAAACAAGCCTCGCCAATGGTGTTATTTTCTACACTCCAATAAACATCAGTTGGATTCTCTGTTATACCCACTAAATATTTGGTGATTTCTTTCAGCAAATTCACTTGATTTTCAATACTTGTTTTGTTGTGACACCATTCAGCTATTTGCTGACGAGTTGATGCTTCAAATACCTGAATAGCGGCCGGGTCGCCTCCCGTTCCAATAGATGGATCAAGAGCGCAAACATAGATATTTCCCTTAGTTGGTTTAACATACCAACGAACTTGTCCTTGATGTTCAATGGGTTCCACTCCATCCAATTGATTCAGAATAAATGGATTGATAAGCGTTTCATCAAAGGTAATAAACTTACAAAGAACTTCACGTTCAAACTGTTCGTCCCCTACTAATTCCCTTTGTTCCGTTGCCCACGCTTCGTCTCTATCTGGGTGTTCGTCCCATTTCGCCGTAATCGCGTGGAAGCCGTTGACCCCCAGTTCACCCGAAATAGTATTACCAGACTCGTCTTCAGTCTTGTTAGCGTTGTGCCAGATGTCTGCGAATAAATCGTCTGAATTATTGGGAGTGGATGTAACAATGGCTTTACCGCCTGTACTTAGAGTTAGAGAACATGAAGTCCAAAATTCTCGTGCGATTGTTGGACGAACTGATGACATTTCATCACTATATAAAATTGAAATTGCCATACCTCGACCAGTTGTTTCAGTTGTTGTTTGTGCTAGGATTCTTGAACCGTTATCAAAAACCATGCTTTGTTTATTGTATTCTGTAATGCCAGCACGAATAAAATCTGGAACAGATTCATATCCAAAACGAATACGATTCATGATTTCCATAGCACCAGTAAACTTGTGTGCGGCGATTAGAATAGTCTGATCGCTGTTGAACATGGCAGACCATAGTAAATAACCGGCGGCTGTTACAGTCTTACCGCATTGTCGAGGCATCATTGCCACAATACGGTTATAACGATGATATGCGTCGATTAATCTAACTTGATAACCATAAGGCTTATACAATACCTTGCCTTTCTTTGGATGCTGAACATAAAAGAAATTGGACATGAAATAGTGAGGTCCGGTCAAAGGATCAATACATTTCTTAAATTCCTCAAGTTGTTCAGTCGTAAACGAGGTTTTACCGTGCGGTTTTTTGATTAGAGCTGTTTCGCCGTATGATTTACTCATAATTATATTTAGCTATTATTTGTGTGATTTACTATTAACTGGGCTGATTTTGTGGACTTCTTCCTGTTCTTGTGAATATCTATTAGATAATTTGGCTGGTGTAAACCCACAAAGTTGTGCGGCACGATCAATAATTTTTTGATCCCAGTCCGAATATCCTGCTGAAAATGGATGATCTGACACTGGAGATGATTTTGACATTTTTGGTTCATTTGGAAGACTTGCGGCCATAACAAGCGAACGCATGTGTCCATAAGGTGTCATCTCTGGATACCATGCGGCGTTTGGCAATGCTGAAGAATGATCAGGGTTTAGTTTTCCTTCACCCTGACCACCAGAATCACTAT